TTTATATTTTAACCTGTAACATAAAGGGTAACAGTTTAAACTAATAAAGGACAAAATAAAAATGGATAACTTATTTGCGAGATTTGAAGAATATTCTCAAATAATATCAGAAATTAATACTGTACTATCAAAATATATTAAGGATGATGATAACTTTAAATTCTTAGTTATGGTTAAAAATAAAACAGAAAGCATAAGTACTTTTAACTTAAGTCAAAAAGAAGCTAATTATTTTTTATTAAATCTAGCAGAATCATTCGATCACAAAACAAGTGCTATCTCTGACCTTGTCCGCAATTAACTCTGATAACTTTAAGGAAAGCTATGGAAATTATAACAGTTAATATGACGGTAAAAGAATTTAGAAAAATCCCATCCAACCCAATTCAACGCGATGTTAAATTACATGCAGCATCAGCCGTTAGGTTTCATTTAGCCAGTAAAGCAGTTACCCATGCGAAGGTGTCTATCGCTAAATGCAAGGGTGGCAAATGGAAACTTGATGGTCATACACGCTCTTATTTATGGTCGGAAGGTGATTTAAAAGCCCCTAATTTATTATCAGTTGATGTCTACCCAGTAGCAAACAAAGAAGAAGCAATCGAACTATACAAACAATTTGATAATTCTAAAGCCGCAGAATCAACCCCTGATAAAGTTTCAGGAGCATTAATTTTTATGAAAATTGTAAATTATAATAAATTTGCTGTTCGCGGAGCTGGTATTGTAAACGCACTCCAAGCAATTAATTCATCACTTGAATATTACATCCCCAGATATGATGTTTTACGTTTAATGTTACCGTGGAAAAAAGAGCTAAAAGTTTTCATCAATCAGCACTGGGTTTCTAATTCATCCCATGGGAAGCCCGGCGTACCAGCTGCCGTTACACTTGCTTTTTTAGTGACAGTTAAAATGTACGGTACTGATTCTCTAGGATTTTGGGATTCTTACTATAACAACTCTATATCTAAAACGTTAAAATCTGGACGCAGCGGCTGTCAAGCTGCCGTAGATTGGATTATAAAAGCAAGAAATAACGATCTGATTTCAGGAAGTCAAAACACACTAAGAAATGCTGAAGCCTTAATTCGTGCCTATCATTATTATAGATCTAAAAGGTCAGTCAATAGATTGAGCGAACTATATTCTAGACTTAATAATAAATCCTTTTCAATGCAATTCGGTGAATTTTTAAAAGACATTGGTTACCCAACTAAAGAAAAGGAGGGATAAAGATGGACGTGCCTGAAATTGACATTGATAAATATTTTTTTGATTTAAAAATTCAAATTGAAAAAAAAGGAATTACAGATAACGATATACTTAGAACAATAAAAGAAACATGGCGTTTTATAAATAAATTTCATACTGAATGCTTAAAGATGCAACATAACTCAATTGATATATTAACATTTGAACTTAATCATAGTAAAAATAAAGCAATAGAATATAAAACTAAACTAAAAGAATATAAAGATATCTTTGATAAATATCCTGAAGTTAAACGAATGATAAAACAAGCTGAAAAATATCTTAACAGTGCTAATTAAAAAGATAATTGAAAATAATAAAGCTAAGTGTAACAGGAAATTATCTTAAGGAAAATAAAATGAAACTTCCGAAATTTGATATTAATTCTTTTTTTTCTGATTTAGAAAAAGTAGTTTTAGAAAATAACATAAGCAAAAATGACTTAATTAAAATTATTAAAAGAGAGTGGAATCTAATAAATACAACACTAGATGAATGTTTAAGTATACAAGATATAGCTATAAATTTATTAAAGTCTGAGATTGAAGATTGCCACATTAAATTAAAGGTCGGGCCTACAGACAATTATCCAGAAGGTAAACTCGAAGATAGTGACAACGGGGAAATAGCAATGGCTATTGATGCAAAAAATGGAAATGTAAGGTTACATTTTGGTACACCTATTAGTTGGGTAGCCTTACCTCCTAAAACAGCTATTGAGTTAGGAAATAAATTAATAGAAATTGCAAATCAAACTAAATCAAAAATAAAATAAAAACTATATAACAATCAAAGGAGATTAACATGGCTATTCCAATAAAGAAGATTACAGGAATCAATTCTGAATGGTTAGCAAGAGATAACACGCGTTATATCGTTAGGATACCAACAGCCAACGGATCAGGTAACTTTCCATTTAAAGAATACGGTAATAGTCAAAATGCTTTAAAAGCCGCAAAGAAATTTCAAAAAAAGATGTTAAAACAAATGGAATTTGATAGGGAATTTCATAATAAAACAGGCGACTATATAGCGAGAGAACATCTTTCAGTTACTAATACATCAGGAATTAACGGAGTTTATAGAATAATTTGCCCGAACGGCTATCAAAACCCACGAGTAACATGGTGCGCCTCATGGGGTAAATCGATAGATGGTAAAGGTGGGTGTAAATGTTTTAGTACAAGCGATGAGAATATTAAAAATGAACAAGATGCAAAACAGAAAGCAATTGCATACAGAAAAGAAAAGCAATCAAGAAAATTTAAATAAAAGGTAAAATGATGAATGTAACTATTGGACTTAAATTAAGAATTTTAGAAGCAATGCAATCGGATAAAAAACAATTATGGTCAATACCAGATTTACTAAACTACTTCCCTGAAGCAAATGTAAAATCTTGCGAATCCCATTTACGTACACTTCGAATTAATGGTGATATAAGTAGGCATATTGATAATGATATTAACGATGATAAACAATACGCTGTAAGCATCAAAAATGATAAAATTGAACCATATACAAAACAGGATCATTCAGCAAAAGGTAATTTTAAAACAAAGCGAAAAGGCAAGTTACTAACAGGTAAAGAAATTAGATCAATGTTTGCAGCACATTATAATAATATGGCAAAATTGGAGGATTCTGTAATGGCAGTTATTGAACAATTTGAAGCGACTGAAAAAGAAATGACAAAAATAAGGATATTTTTAAAACAATGAAAAATATTAAACAATTAAATAGAGAAGCAATAAAGAATTTAAAAAAACAAAATAAAAAATACCCAAAATTTTTAATCGAAGTTGACGAAAAAGACTGGCCTTATTCCAGTAATGATATAAAGCCTGATAAAGTATGGCGATCACGATATTTTTTAGTTCAAATGTTTAACGGTGATCAAGTTAGACTAACTGTAAACCGAACTATGATAGATCGAGATGGACACTGGATTGGTAAAATCCGGTGGGAAGAATTACAAGAAATAAAAAAACAATGTGGCTTCGGGATGTTATGTGCTGTTGAAATTTACCCACCTGAAAAAAGCATTATAAATGTTGCGAATATGCGCCATTTATGGATATTAAATAAGGCTCCAAGTTTTATGTGGGAAAAATAAACAGAATTTAAAAAGGTGAAATAATGGGAAAAACAACTTTAGACGATTATAATTTTAGAACAGTTAATAATTTTATGAAAGATTTAAGTGAGAACATACAACAAAAAACACATGGCAATATCGGAATTTTAGTAATTACTATTGATCGTGCTACACGTGAAACATATAAGGCGACTAATCTAAATAATTCGGAAGCTATTAGATGCTTAACAGAAATGCTTGTTAATGAATTACCGATTGATATGGTTAAAAATATAATGGAAAATTCCGAAATGAATAGAACATCAGAAACAAGAAATATATTAGATAAATTTAATGAGTTGTTAAAATAATTTTTCTTAAAGTATTACTATACTCTCTACATAATATTTTATTTTCAGCTATTTTTGATATTGCCTTTATGCTTACGGCGTATGAAATAATTTTGCCGTGAGCATTTTTTATTGCCATTATATCCTTGGTTATCCCATCATTATAAACTGGCTTATCTGGTAACTCTAGCCTAACAGGGATTGTTTTAGTGCAACTTATTGCGCTAACTATCAAGAGCAGAAATATTACCATTTTTAATCTCTTTTCGTACACGTTTTAACACCTCCTTAATATCACGGCTTGCAAGTATTCGAGCAACATCATTATTAATCTGAGCTGTTCTTTTAGCGGCTTTTAAATTCTCTTTTGCCATTTTTAATCTATTATTTTGTAGTAAAAATGCAAAAATTGAAGCTAGAACAGCAAGCCCACCAATTAAATATATTTTAATGCTACTTAGCATTTTTAATTCCAGCTATTCCGTCACGAACAAATATCAAAGCGAAACCAGCCAGTATTGATTTAAATGATTCTTCAGATATTGGTAGCCCTGCTTTATAGTCATTAACAATTGAAAAGATACCACCGATAACCATTGATATACCTAACCAATTTGTTTTTGACTTTAAAAATTGTCCTATTGTTTGCTTTAGCATTATCGCCTCCCGTTATTTACAAAAGAATAGTGATTACCGTCTGACCAATTTCCTCCCCATGTACAGTACTCGTGGAGTGACTCCCAGTACTTGCCTATAGGTGTATGATCGATTGTACTGGTTAAATATTTTCCATCTTTAAAAAGGTTAATATCAATGGCTAGCCTGATTTTATGATTTGACTTAGACCGCCCATAATTTTTTATTTCTCCGACGATACCGAAAGCACGAGGATCACGATAAGCATCCCCGTAGGTAAACTCATAACCTTGATCTATAATGTATTGATAAAGTTGAATTGTTAATTTTGAGAATAACCGTTGTTTTTGGCCTAATTTCATCTAGTTAGTCGCTCAACTTTTAATTCTATATTTCGTTGTCTGTTGTCTATTTTTTCTAACAGTTTTATTATTTTTGTTGAATTCTCTTTGTTTGCTGTACTTCTTAAAGTATTATTAATTATTCTCATATCCATTTCAGATATTTCTGTTGTTTTTTCTTCCATATAAATAACACGCTGATCTAGTCTACCTGCATATAATAAAACACCGATCCCTTGTGTTAAAAATGCTATAAATAGAGTGATTAAACCGCCTATATAAACCCGGTCGATTTTACGTCTTGAGTTATTTTCCATTGTAGTTACTTACTTTTTAAGGTGGGTCATTTAAATAAAATTTAGATGCTCTTACACTGTATCGACTTGATATTTTTTTTCTTCCTTTTTTTCTCGGAGGCTGTCTATCCCTTTTTACTTTTTGGGAATTTTTAGTTGTTTGTCGTTTTTTTCTCATTAGATAAACCAGATTTATTTATAAACATTTTTTATATATCACTATTTTTAACTAACGAAAGCTTTAAAGAACCACCAACAACGGGGACTTTATCTGTTTCAATCGGAAACAAAGACTTTTCACTTTCATAAATAGCGTGGCAGCAACAAGCAATAGCATTATCTGTTAACGATTCGATCTTATGTTGAATATTTTTTTCAATATGTATTAAGCAAGGAGCTTTAACAATTTCATTAAATATTATATTATCATCTTCATATTTAGTAATTCTAAAATCGCCATATGTAAGTAAAGTACAATGATCAAACATATGTTTATGCCCATCTATATAATCCCCTGCCTTATCGAATTCCATCAGTCCAAACCACATATTAGACATGATAACGCTTTTACAATTAGCCATTATTATTTTCCATATTATGGTTAAGTAGTTCTAAAATTCTTTTATTAGTAGCTTCTTTTTCTCTTTTATCATATTCATTTTTCATAGTAGTTTCGTTAGTTTCTTTTAAATTATATAATTTCTTTCCTTTTACGATTAAAATATTTCCTGTACTAACATTACCTGACATTTTTAAACTTTTTAAAACTTCTTTCCCTCTACAGAATGATTCAGAATCAAATTCACAAAAACATTTACGAAATGTTAATTTTGGTGTTTTAGGTATAGTTTTAACCTTACTTTCTTCATGACTTGGAACCGGTATCATTTTCTCTGTTACTGGAAAATCACTTGTCACACAGTGATCAATATCGCCTGTTATTTCATTAATTAATAAAGCACAATACATTTTCATATTTTTAAGCCTGTATATATCTATAATCCATATCGTAACTAGTTGATGATTTCACATCACTTGAAGTAATGGCGAACCTTGGAGAATCTGGATCAGCTGCATCAGTAACATGCCCTGTTAAAGTTACTACCCGTCTATTTGCCAAAATATGAATCATAGGAAAAAAAGCATAACCATTTAATGCTAAGTCAATTATAACTACCCCTGAAATAGCACCGGCAGTACTTACCGTTGCTGTACTTAGCTTAGATCTAGTCACCGACGATGCAGCAAGCTCAGCCGATGTCACAGCAAGAGCCGCGATTTTTGCTGTAGTAATAGCAAGTGCGGCAATTTTTGCAGTAGTTACAGCAAGAGCATTAATTTTTGCAGTAGTAACAGCGTTCGTTCCAATATTTCCAGCTGGTAAAACCCCAGATACATCAGCTGCTAAATCAACTTGACCCAATGTAATAACTTGATTAGCCCCCAAAGTTATATAATTCGGTGTACCGATTAAAGTAACATCAGTAGAGTTATCTGTTCCACTTGCATCGACACCTAAATTTGATCTCGCGCCTGATGCTGTTGTTGATCCTGTACCACCGTCTAGTATTGCTATTGCATCAGCCAATCCTACGCCGGTCGGAACATCACCATTTGAATCAAGTTTTAATACGTGATTCGCAGTTGTCCCGGTTGCGTCAAGCATTTCTTGAACCTTTATTACTAAAGCATTCAATTCTGCTCTTGCTTGACTAGGATCATCTGAAGCCTGATCGAGGTTAACATTCGTTAAGTCATTTATAGGATAAGCTGGCATTTATTAAGCTCCTGAAATATATGCGTCAATTGTTGCATCGGATAAGGTGTTGCTAGAATTGTAGATTTTAATCCTCGGGCCAGTTACTGATTTATCAATGATTTCCCATGACCAACCAGCCCCGACATTTTGCAAAGCAATTTGAATATTTTTTATTGTTGAATAGCTTTTAACAATTGGTAGTCTGATATCACCTGCTACACGCGGAGATCCAAGATCGACAGTACTAGTATCTAAATCCTCAATATATTCATCAATAACTTCAGCATCAATAATTACAGTAGCTTGAGTAACTATTACCGCTGTACTTGTATTTGTTATTGTTATTTTAAATTTATAATAACGTCCGTTAACTTGTAATCCTGAATTGGCATAGGCTGTAAATGTAATATTATCGTCACTATGTGATTCTTGAAGTGTGACCGTTGTTCCGTTTGATGTTACTGAGAGTAACGGGGTTACATCTAAAATTGCACCGATATCAATAGCGGCTGTTTCATAAGTAACTGGACTATTTGGATTTGTAGCCCATTCATTCCAATCAGCCCATGTTTGAATTGGTGATCCTGTTGCAAAGTTAGCCCATGTATATTGATCAGTTGCGATCAAATTTCCACTGATAGGATCAACCCAGCTATTCGTTTTAGTATCAGGAAAACCATCAGCATGAAAATCGACTGTTACAAGCGCATTTTTTATTCTTGGATCGCCTAAAGTCGAATCAACTAATACCGCATTGGTTGAATAGATCCCGGTAGTATCTACCGCTTTAATCCCTGCCGTATAACTTCCAGCTGCTAATTGGTTCGTTTCAAAAGGTAATTGTGTAATTAAACCAGTATGTAAAGCAGTTAGAGCAGACCATGCTAATCCTGAACCAACAGCCGCGCGAATTTCATAGCCAGCAAAATCAACAGGAGCATTAGACGATGGAACGTAACCGCCATCAAATACCCGTGTACCATCTGATAAACGTTGAACTGTAAATTGATCACAATCAGCAGGTGCAGCTAACTTACCAATCACAGTATAACTTGTAAGACTTAACCAGCTTGAACGTACACTGATATTATTAATCGCTCTAACTCTAATGTCGTAACTTATACCATCTTGAACAGGCGAGATAAATATTTGAGTAATTTCTAAGTTAACAGTATTTGAAGCCGGGGTATAATTAGTAGCAGAAGTTAATTTATATTCAACTTCATAGCCTCCAATATTTTGATCAATTGAAGCTGTCCAGCTTACATTGATTCTTGAAATAATCGTGCCGTCGAGTGCTTTTAGTAAATCAGAATCGCCACTTGATAAGACTAAAACAGTTGGAGGTATTACAGTTTGATTCGGAGTATCAGCGACCGCTGTTAAATCTTCAGGTATAAATTGAATCCTAACAGCTGCATCACTTCTATCAAATGATGGAGTTCCATATCCTGTATAGAAACTTGAATAGCTGCCATTCGCACCAAGAAATGTTACAACATCCCGACCGAGTATTGTAGCTGATGGAAGTGGGACAGGGAAAACAGGGGTATCACCATGATCTGCAACAAATTCTATTCCAGTATTTGGAATTGTAACTGATGTTCCATCAAGTAAACATAACCAGCAACCCGGTGCGCCGCCACCACCTCCGCCAGTTCCGGATTGACCACCGTTAACAATATTATAACTACTACCATCAATGCCAGAAAGATCAATCTTTCCAGATACACCAAATGAAAAACCACGACTAACAGTGACTAAACCTGCACCACCTGCACCACCTGCACCACCTGAACCAGCGTATGCGTTCACTTGCCAAAATGAACCACCAGCCCCACCGCTACACCCTCGTAAATCTGTTGGGATGTTAGATAAGGTATTAGCTGTAGTATTATTTATTAATGTAAAATATTCAATCGCATCAACTTTTCCTTTTGTTAAAATGGATTCATAAGAATATCCATAATAACCAGCTGGAAAATAAAGCTGTCCGCCAGCCTGAGTATTACCGAAATACCCCGATGTTCCGCCTGTTGCTGGTGGTGTCTCATCAAGTACAGGTGCGCCAGCCAATCCTTGACCTTTCCCATCAATTGTACCGTTTATTGTTATATGACCTTTAATTCTTAAATCAACATTATTCGTAATAGTAACTGTTACACCAGCATCAATTGTTAATGGTGCATCATAATAATAAATAGTCGCAGGATTTGATCCTGCAATAGTAATATCAGCTGTAATATGTCCAATTCCGCCACTTACAGAAAATGCTGAAGGCGAACCGAGGCCATCAATATACGTTTTTAATTCAGTTCCTAATGTTGTATAAAATGCATCATTTAAAACACTTGATGCAGTACCGAGAGCGAGCGCACCCGCACTTTGCGAGCTTCCAAATAGATCAAGAGATACATTACCAGTTAACCAATTTATCGTAACTCCTTGTACTTCAAAAGAACGATCCAACGGTGCAAGAGCCCCATTAAAATCTCGAACGTTTTGTAAATCAACTCTTACAATATCACCGACTTCGAGAACGTTTAAACTCGGTAAACAATCTACTTTTATTTTAAGTGGTGGCCCTGCATAGCGATCTCTTAATGAATTAAATAGATTAAATATTGATTCTTCTGTATGGCGTTGTCCACTAAGGCCACGGAAATTCAAATTTTTTAAATTTGATTCACCATGTTTTGAAATACTTACAGGATCAATTACTAATGTAGTTCTTGTATAATCTTTTTCTGTATCATTCCAATTCCAGTTTATTTGAAAGCTATTCAGAATAGATCTCATATCATGGTTTAGCTGACTATAGTTTTTAACATTTTTAATGCTTAAAACTTTTACAGCACCAGCACCAGCAAGGATACTAGACATCCTGCGTAATCCAAGCCGACCATCGCTATATATCGGATTATAAGATCCAAGCAATAAATTTAATTCAGTTTCAATAAACTTTTTTGCATCTTGCTTTTTAATCCCTTCAAATAATGCAAGAACCCCATTTGTATCGTCGCTTGTATCCCACCAATCATTACCTATTCCAGTAAAATCTGATAACTTGACATAAGACGTATCAATGCCGAGGTGCCATTTTGTTGGAAGTGTTTTTCCTGATTGGCCTTCTAAATTACCTGTAAGTAATGCATAGATTAATTTTGGTACAGGCATTTCAAGATAAACATATTCAGTTACTTTTCGTTTTCTTGAATTATCAGCTAATGTCGTATCAACTTCATGAATGACAGCTTTCGTATTTAAAGCACCTCTACCAGTTGCAACAATGGGGCTTGCGCCATCATTTTCGACGACAAAAGAAAGACCAACATTCCCATCAATAACTGTCCCAGTACACCGTATAATTTCCTTTTCAACTTTAATATATAAAACTGTTTTTATAACTTGAGGCGAGGATGAAAAATCACTTGTAGCGTCTGAATAACTTGTACCATGCTCTAAAAGTTCAAAACCACTAACTGAATATACTGGAATTAAATAATCAGTTTCAGTTACTGATGCGCTCATTGTTGTTGTTGCTAAGTCGAAAATATTTTTACGTTCTGAACGCTGAATATCAACACAATTAATAATATAAACACCTTTATTAAAGCTAACTGTATCAACAATTTGTGTCGCTATAAGAACATAGTTTGACCATACTTCATCAATAAATGAAGTGTAGACACGAATACGTTTCCCTCTTAGCCCACTCCCGGTATCGAGCTTAGTATTAAATAATGTCGTTATTGCTTCGCCATCGTCAATTAGTCGAATGTTAATATTACCTATTGATGCTAAACCTCTATCTGGCTGTATTTTTTGTGTAGTTCCAGATATTCCATTGTTTGAGATAACACTTGATGTCGATGTACTACTTGACGGAACCTTAGCGTCTGAATGGCTTGTAAAATAGTGAAGATCAGTATTAGCAAAATCAAAAGCAAGCTCAATTGTATAGCGAGGATCTTTACTTGATCGAGCATTGATCCCACTAAAACTAGGATTATCTGATCGCATTAAGTTCTAATCCTAAACGATATTCGTCGCCCTGTAATATTTGGTAAACGTTGCTCCACGTAACCTGAGCCGTCTAAATATGCAACTAGTTCATCATCAGGGACTGCGACTGTACCAACACGATCAAATGTAAATGTTTCACCACTTTCACAACTATCTAAAAACTCGATCATTTGTGGATAATCTGTACTACCTGTATCCATCGCTGAAGTTGTTATATTGAAATATTCCTGTCTACGTTGTGTTAATGTTTCAGCATTGCCATCAAGTGCGACATTAGTAAATTTTGTTACTTTCCGCTCCCTATCATCAGTAGTGAAACTTACATCAAAACTATATGTAATATTATTTCCGCGTAAATGACCTAATATAGTTACACTTGCACCAGCTGCCTCAACAGTTAAAATAGTTGAAACAGTAATTATTCCACCGCTTGAAGCTCCGACTACTTGATGCCATCCATTATTAACAGCTGTTGTAAATCCAGATACTAACACCCATTCACCAGAGTTAAGACCAGCCAAATTTCCCGGACTTACGCTATCTGTAAATGTTGACACATTTGGAGAACCTGTACTTGTTACGGCAATCGTTAAGGAGTTACTTACTTCAAATGAAACCCTTTCAATACTTCGTAGTGCTGTATATGATATTGACGGCATTATATTAAATCTCTAACTTCTTGCGCTTGTCGTGAGTCACTATTAAAAACAACAATGTCGCGATCATTAGTGGCATTCTGGATAATTTCTACAATCCTCTCGCTGAAAACTGAACCCTCATAGTTATCCCCTGTAAAAATTATTTGTGTCGCTGTTTGAGGGCCTTGTGGATTATTACTTACACTTATCGCTGGATCTGTAGGGGTTACTGAAGCAATTCCAGCACCACCAGTCACACTACTGCCACCACTAGCACCAATTGCTTGTAATTGTTGCGCACCTAATAATGCGGCCTTAATTGTCATGGATAAGCCGAGCGGGTAAAACGGTTTTGTCTCTGCCGCACTCATTATCGCTACAGCGGTACTAATTCCTATAGCGACTTTTGCTAATGTTTTAGATTCTTCATTTCGTTTCTTCCCTTCGCCTTTATAAAGTCTCGATGCAGTTCTAAAAATTGTGATCGCATTTCTAGTAGATCTGTTTAATATTTGCTCTCTATTATGTGCAGCATCTTCATCGCGCTTTTTTTGATCTTGCAAATCTTGATCGCGTAGTTTCTTGCTAATTAAAAGGCTTTCCCGTTCTATTTTTCTTTCTTCATTCCAACGGTTAGCTAATTGCTCAAGTGTAAAATTACGAGCTGCAATAATTGCCTCATTACTGCCGACAGTTTCTTTTTTTATAGGTTTAGTTTTTTTCAAACTATCCGCTAGTGAAGTATCACCGCCTACTGTAGTCTGTTGTAATAAATCCCTTTGAATTTTTATATTTAATTTTTGTTCTTCGTTTAAAAGCTTTAACGCTTCAGTTGCTCGAATTGTTTTTGCAGTTACATTTCCCTGAGCACGTTCTATTTGTAAATTTGCAGCTGCAATTTTAAATCCTGTTTCAGCAATGCGCTCTTTTATATTCTCTAATGTAGTCCCGGCTTTTGGAGCTAAAGCATTTCCGATTAGCGTTCCGAATTCAGCTAGATTCCCTAGCGTAGCCGCGATAACTGAGCCGATTTTAATTATACCGGTTGCAATCGCAGTCAATCCCTCGCTGACTTTCGGATCTGAAATTATTGACCTAAATTCATCTAACGACTGCACTAGGCTGCCGCCCTTAGCTGATCCAAACGTTTTTAGAAATTCATTTTCAATGCCTGTCAACGCCTGAGCGATTGTTTTTTCTGTCTTGCCAAATTCTTGATCAATAATTGCTGATTGAGTTTGCAAAGCTTTTACAACAACTTCAGATGTTAACTTTCCAGCCTTACCCATTTCGCGGAGCTGTCCGATACCGACCCCTAAACCATCGGCCATTGCTCGCGCTAATCGTGGGGTCTGTTCCATTACAGAATTTAATTCCTGACCACGCAATACACCAGAAGCGAATCCTTGTCCTAGTTGAAGAATTGCCGCGCTCGCTTCTTGTGTTGAAGCCCCTGAAATAACAAGCGTTTTATTTATTAACTTTGTTAAACTAACTAAATCCTTTTGCTTTAGCCCTAAATTTCCAGTGGATCTAGCTAGTCTAGAATAAAGTTTGACAGTACCCTCAAGCGTTCCACGAGTTTCCTGTGCAGCATCAAATAAAACCTTTTGCACTTTAACTAGTTCACTAGAGCCTTTCGTAACAAGTTTTAATTGATTTCTTAACTCTGTGTATAGGTTTATCTGATTAACAAGTTGTTTAAAAGCGAATGCACCGCCAAGAGCAAGTAAACCGGTTTTTAAACCGCCTAATGATCTTTTTAATGAATTCGCTTCTTTTTTTGCACGACCAACTCCACGACTAAAATTAGTTGTGTTAGCGCGCATATCAACAACAAGCGATCCGACTTTCTTTGCCATTAAAACACCTTATTTTTTAACTAAATGAGACAAACTATTTTTAAAGTTTTTCGCGCTGTTTTGACGTTTTTCAAAATTTCCGGATTCAATATACGCATAAGCTAACGTTTCAATTAATTGAGTAGTTGTTAACTGATTTAAATATAGACTTGGATGGGCATAACCCAGACGAAAAGCGAGATTAAATAAATCTAACTGTCTCGGCTGGGAAGCTATTTTTTTGCGGTTTCGACAATATCATCATCTTTTATTTGAGACATTATGTTATATGATTTTAAAACGCGGTCGAGAGCATCAGCACTTGTTTTATTTAGTTGATCGATTTGTTCATCAGAAAAAAGTCGATCGCCTTTTTCTGTTACTAAACATTTCGAGGCACAAATACCTCGAAGCTTCCGTAACTCTAAATCATTATCAGTCTTTGTTAACATTTCTTCATACTCTGCACGCTCGTAGCCTGTAGGCTCGCGCAATAATATTTCACCACCCCACTCAGGGATATTTATTTGTTTTACTTTTAACTTTGCTGATAATATTTGTTCCGCTGTTAATAATTTCATTTATGCCTCGGTTATTGCGCCTTTAATTCTCAAAGAGAGACTTGCAGTAGTTGAACTATCTAACGAATTTGTAATTGATAGCGATGCAACATATCCGCTAAATGTCCATGTTGTCATTGGGCTATCTGTAAATGTTATTCTGTAATTCCTTGATACCTCAGTAGCACTATTAAAATCAGCTCTCAATTGTGCATGCTGAGTATTTGCAGGGATAAACATTAAAGTCGAGGTAACACTTCCGTTATCTGTTAACCCTCGTTTAAATTCTTTTACAGTCGAACTAAGATCGGTTACATCAATTTCACCAGCACTACCATCAGGGCCAGAAATATCTGAAACTTGTGAAATTGTTGTATAGACTTCAGGACTAGCACCATCGCTAACCCCTAATGTCATACCCTGACTTGCTAAAGCTAATGTACTCATCTTTATATCCTCTAGTTATGAATCATAAAACCATAATGAAAAATCTTGCGATACCCTATATGTTCCTGTATTAAATTCGTGTGGTATTGTTTCCTCTTGAAGATAAATACCGTCGAATAATGTTGCGGCTTCAATAGCCTTTTTAACTTGAACGGCAGTCGCTACCGATCCGTTTAACGTTTCATCCCTTGTATCGATCTGAATTCTAATATTCGTTAAAGTATTTCTAGCACCTAAAGTATTTCCGGGTACTGTTGTAATCCGCATGTAAACAGTATTCGGATATATTGGATTTTGCGGAAGATTTACAGCATAATTTCTAGAACTGACAAGCGAAGATAACCCAGCATAATTATTCAACGTTGTTAAAATATCAGCTTCAATCGTCATGCTTTAATATCTTTTTTAATTTCTGCAAATAATGTTTGACCGAAAGTAGTAATCATTGCTTTATACTTAGTATCAAATGCAGGTCTAAAAAAAGGCCGTGCGCGTACACCCGGATGTTTAACGTTTTTAACGATATTATCATCACCTGCATTCATTGCTTTTCTTGTTTTTGGAAGTATTTCATGTGCATCAGCACCACGTTCAATAATGTGTGCATACCAGCCGTTATACCTTGCCGAATAGCCAACCGTAAAAGCTATTTTAATCGTTTGATAATTACTTGAGCGCGGTTTTCTAAATTGTGAAACCATGCTTTTCTTTAAAGTTGAATATTGCGATGGCAAATTACTGCGCGCCTTTACAATAATTAATCTAGCACTTTTTTTTAATGCTTTTCTTATTTTTTTTCTAGCTTCTCTACCTTCCAGCTTGCCAAGTTCTTTATTTAAACTTCTAAACCCGTTTATCTCAATTCCATATGTAGACATTATGGATTCTCCTGACACATTAATATTATTTCCTTGTTATGTTCCATTCGATTAATCACTGTTGAAATACTATAAATTCGAGTACCCCACAAAACACGGTGTTTAGCTGTTATTAATGAGGCTAAAGTATCAAAACGTAATCGAATACGAACATTAACATCAACATTAAATTGTTGAGCTGTAAAATATTCAGTTCCATTAAGCGGAACAATTGCAGCTTTTCGGGTTATAAAATCGCTCCATGTAATAATTGGCCCCCCTACAGCATCAATGGAATCCGTTGCAGCTTGAATTATTATTGTTTCGCGAAGTCGCGCCGCTAAAGGATTCGATTTGGCCATAATATACTTTTTGATGCCTTATCAAGATCGGGATCAAGATCGTAGAGTGAGACTAATTGAGTCATAATCCCATCCTTAATTCGTTGAGGAACCGCTGACGCGTTACTATAACCAGCTGTCATTCTTATCGTGATAGGATTTGGCCTCGATGCTAAAGAAGGCCAGCCACCTATAGATCTAACTCTACCGCCTTCAGTTATAATATCCGCGTAATAATCAACATCAACGACTAAAGTAAGTTGAACAGATGGTGAACTAGTATCGTAATACTTTACAGAATCAATCGACTGTAAAGGCCAAGTAGCAAGACCGAATTGTGTCGATGGCCATCTATCTAGATTAAGATCGATTACAGTCGGCATAATGTAAATACCACAATAATTTTCTGTAAATTCACGCGCTGACTTTATAAGACCAGAAATTCTATCGTCCTCATCATCATGTAAAATACTTAACTTCCCTTTAGCTTCAGCGATAGTTACAGGCTCAGCTTTTGGCTCAGTTATGATCGTAAATGTTCCCATACATCACCGTTTTTTATTTCGTTATAATTCCAATTCGCATAGGGTAACAATTCAAGCCAATTTTCATTTAGCAAGATACTATTTGAACCCTTACAATTTATTTTTAAACCAGATAATGCTGCCTGTATTAAAGCAGTTGTATTATAACCAGTAGCACGATTACATTTATCAATGTCATTCTGCAATGTGCTTTCATATTTTTGATTTGCTGGATGTAGCCTGATAATATCTGCTTGTTCTTTAATACCGTTATAATCGGCAAGAAATAAAGAACTATTTCCTTTTGGCTCATTTATTCTTAATTTCTTACGACCTATTCCAATCTTATAATTACGTCCGCCGATTGTATTCATCCAGCCAATGGACACGTGATCATTAAAAGATAAGTAATAATTTCTATCTAATAAAATAACCCGGCCATGATTAAGCCATTGTGATTTAGCATAATTCGGGCCAAGTACAACATGAACATCAGCCTCTTGTGTAACTGATGATGTTATTTCTGATTTTAGATTATGTTTTAAGAAACCTTGTTTAAATAACTTGGCTTGTTCGATTTGATGCGCGTAATTAAAGTTTGTGTGAATGGCAATAGCCAATTATCGTTAACCTCGTGTGGATCTGGTTTCCCATGAAAACAAATTACTTTTAAATCTTTTGGTAAATTATTTTTACAATGATATTTATATGAACCTATTCCCGGAATTTTTACCCAGTTATCTTTTAAAAGTTCTGTTAAATATTCCTGATCACCCCATAGCCGTTCACGATCATTAACATAGTCAAAATGATCGTAAGGTTTTGACCAATTACCCGGCCAGCACATAACAGATGATTGTATTCCGCCATGACCTGATTCCGCCCAATTAGCAGGAGCTGAAAACGTATTAGTAAAATTGACTAAATAATCAAGATTCCCAGTTATAACAACGTCGAGATCAAAATATATTGTTGGCCCTATTGCGATACGTGGAGCAAACAATCCTATCTTTTGCCACCATCCATTATAAGGGACAAAAGGTAAAACAGTTTGAATGCCTTCTAATTTTTCAGTCGTTATACATTTAAAGGTATGCGGAATAGTTAAATTCTTTTTAACCATTTCCTTTAATGCGTAAACGTATGAAATATCGTATTTATCACCCCAATAGACACAAAGGATTGTTAAGTCACTCATCGAGGTCTAATTATATTGTGATATATATTTTTCATATCTGGCATTTTAAAATCATAGTGATCAACTTTTAAAAGCCTGACACATAAATTTCGATTCGGCTGTTCTCTACCTATGCCCATGTATTCTATTTCATATCCATTTTCTGAAAACTGATAAAAAAATTCCTCCATGGGATAGTGAGTACCATGCCACCACCAATCACCTTGTAATGGTGTTAAGCTGGCAATAATTCCGCCTATATCTGTAAGATTATGAATATTTTTCCATACTGCTTTTTGATCACTAACATGTTCAGTTGTCCCGATATTCGTAACCATGTCAAACGGATCTAAATCTATAGTCTTTCTTAAGTCTAAATTTAATGCGCCGTCCTCACCATTCCAATCGATTGATGTATGATCCATTCCTAAACTTTCAAAATAATCCTTATAAACACCGTTTGAATTTTTCTTATTTCCTAATTCAAGCATTCGATTTCCGACTAAAGGCCAGATAATTACCTGTTCATCTTCGGGCACTGGATTTATAATTTTCATAACTCAGCCATTATTAAAACATCCTTTTTTTTGTTCAAAACAATCATGTCAACAATATTCAATTTGTAATCCATCCAATCAAACCGCTGAGTAATTAATAAATATTTTGAGTTACTTTTCTTTAGGTTTTCAAAAGCAATATTATGCTCTATCAAAGGGAAATGATTTAACACCCATAAACACATTAACAAATCTGATTTAGGTGGTACTGTTGTTAATAAATTAAAACTATTAACGCTCTTATGCCTAGGCACTAAATCATAAGCTTTGTATTTAACATCAATACCGAATTTAATTTTACTTATCCAATTTAGATCCCCTGCTCCGATATCAGAAATTGTTTTTATTTTTAAATCTTCGATTATTTTAGGTATCCATAATCGCTGTTTTGAAGTTGTTGATAATTTAGATCCATGACCGCATTTAGTTTCCGGTAGGCCACTTAACCAACCAGTTTTATATTTTTCAACATTTGTAATTATATTAGTCATAAATAACTATTGTAAATTTTTACCGCTTCAAAATCTGGATGTTCATAAAACCACGGCTGAGTAGCCAAGCTAGTAAAGTGTAATAATTTCATTCCGGGAATAACTTTATCTTTAACATTCCATGATAAAGGAATTGTTTTTGATTTAGGTATTAAATGTTCACTGTGTTTATCACGGCATAAATGACTAGTTCCAATTACAGATACTTCAGTACTACCATCCTCCATACATACAAAACGACCTTTTTCATAATACGACCATAATTCGGCAATATCACCTAGAATAATCATGTCGCAATCTAAATAAATTCCGTGGCTGATTTCATATCTAACGTTTGTAAATCCAGTACAACCGGCTTCAATTTTTGGGTAAAGATATTTGATTTCAGTAGGCGTATTTGTGTTTTGAATTATCGAACGCTCAGTTAATCCTTGTGTGATTCTGAAGCGTTCAGAAATTCCGATAAAGATTGGTATGGGTAACATTTTAATGCGCTATTTTTTGTGCAGTTTATAATTTCAATTCCATAATCTTCAGGCTTAATTGTTTCAACTTCTTTAATTAAACCCGTCATTTCGCCATCTGATCCTGTTCGTGGCCAGTGTTGCAATTTATTAGGATACTCACCGAAATAATGCCTATTTCCAGCATATTGACTATCATTTACCTTTCCGGGATACCGCATATCCCAACCTATTAAGGCCATTTTCTTTACGCCATAATGTAAAGCTAAATTTAAAATTTGTGGGCCTGATCCATGATGTGCGTGGATATAATTCTTATCAGTACTTAATCCCGGCTCCCATATTTCCTCTATGTAATTAATACTGTATTTTCTTGCGCTTTCAATCCTTGGAGTCCATTTATGACATTTATATTTTTTTATATCAGACCAGTAATAATCCCAAAAATCAAAATTACACGCTAACATAACATCAACATCAAATTGATAAGCTCTGTTAACTCCAAATGTTTTATATTTTTTTACTAAGTTAACTTGTTCTATCGTTAATGAGGGGCCTGTACCGATGATAACGCCAATTCGATCCTCATTTTTGGAAAACAATTTAAATTTGTCTTTCTTGAACAATTAATTATCTCAATATCTTTTGTTATCGTTTTAAAGGATTCTATAAATTTATTAAAAGGTGAACATACATCTAATTCCTTTGGATGTTTTCCGAAATAGTGATCGCCAAACATATCAAAACCTAATAACAAAATCGTTTTAGCTCCTAATAAATAAGCTAAATTAACAGCTTGAAATCCTGAATTACCACCACCCGGAATTCCATAATGGATCATTTTTTCACCCAGATCAGGCGATTGCTTCGAATTTACCCGAACAATTTCATATTCTTTATTAGGGTTTCTACTTTCATTATTAAGATCGTTAATAGTATAAGATATACCAGAAAAACTAGCCCTGACATTGTTATAATGTAAATCCCACCACTGAGAATCACACGCGTAATGATAAGGAGCATTAAGTGCTAATTCCCACGCATCATTTACTGTGATAACTTGCGTCTTTTCAATTGCGATTTTGACATCTTCTTTTTTGATACTTTGACCGGTTGCGATAACTGTGTAGATTGGCTGTTTTTTTTTGGCTCGTATTTAATATCTACTTTAGTCTCGTAGTCGATCATTCTCTCAGCAGCTCCGCATTCGTCAACCAGATGATTTAAAAAAGAAATTGGATAATGTTTATCACTAATAATATCACCACGAGAAAAATCACCATAAGGTGTTATAGGATTCGCTATAATTTTAATTTTCATAAATAAATGAGCCGTCCATGGCTCGGACTCCTTAAAAACTAGCAGTAATAAAAGATTCAGTTCTAAAAACAACAAGGGCGATCCGTTCTTCAGCTCGGATAGTTACCATGTTCTTTTCAAAGTTAGTTGAGTTTTCATAACTAATTTCAACAGCTGCCGCGTTCCGATCTTTGATTTCTGAACTCATAGCGAAAGCACCAACTAGAACAGTCGCGGCTGGCATTGCATTTGTTACGATAACAGGAATACCCCACAAAGTAGGCTGACTAAAAGCGCGAGGATTTCCTACAACATAACGAATGTCAGTCGCGGAACTTCCAACTTTAAGAACATCAATTTCATACCAGTCTTGAGGATTCATTAAAACAGCATCAGGTGTATAATTTGCGATCTGTGCTTGCTTAATCATTTCCCGAACGATATCAAGTTTATTAGTCAGATTAGGAGATTGTACTGTGTAAGCTGTTGCTTGAGTATTTATCCCATTTAATTGACCGTTTGCACCTGTACCAGAAATCAATTGATTTTCTTCATACAACTTTAAACCATACATCAAACGACCATTAATAAAGCTTTGTAACTGAACAGAATCTTCAATAACTTGCTTTGACGCTGGGATAAAATGCGCTAGTGTTTGTACTGGCTCAGTTGCTAAAGTAAATGTAATCGCTGATTCAGGTTTAGTCACATTTTCAAAAGCTTCAGGAGAGCCGCCAATTTGAGGCCCGGCATTATTTGTATACGTATTTTCCCGAACAAACTCAATCAAATTTGAAGTTGTTGAACTAGTAGGAATTAAATCACGCACCATTAATTGACGGTTGACAGTTGTATTAATTCCAGTAAGACGATCAGCAGCTACTAGCGGCTGATTTTGACCAGTTGCATTAATAATAGCAGCCTTAATATCCATTCGAGCAATCCCAGCACGGCCATCTTGCATTTGTAAGAATTGATCACACTTAATAAATTGTGTTCCTATATCATCATCATAAGTTTCTTCTTGAATCTTAACGCCATTTTGTTCAATGGCCATCATACGATCACCGAATTCATTCAGCTTTTCAGAAATACCGTCGATAGCCGCTTTTGTTTCGAGTGAAACCTTGCCAGCTTCTTTAGCCTCTCCATTGGCTTTTTCGATTGAAACATTCAGTTCTTCTTGCTTTGCTAAAAATGCTTTTTCAACCATTTTCAAATCATAAAATTCTTCTTTTTGCTGCATATCCATTTTATTTACTCCAAAAAAAAACCCGCTTATAGCGAGTCTTAGTAGTTAATATTTAATGAGTTTCTAAATTGCGTTTATACGTTGTATTAATAGTGACATTTCACGTTGTTCATTTAGAAACATATCTTTTTCATTTTGCTTTTCATTTAGCGCCTTTTTTGCCTCTCGCATAATAACGCTAACGAAATCCCGTGCTGTTGATTTGCTAAATTTTTCGGCCTCTCGCAAAAAATATTCAGCATCTTTTAAACTTCTAATTTTATCAATATCTTTTTTTACCACCGTAACCCTTGCATCGAGATCAGCTGGAAAAGTTACAATCGAGGTTTCTATTAAATCAATTTCCTTAATCGTTCGACCACCATCATCCTTTTCTTCAGATCCACCCTTCGGAATTCTAAAGCCGATTGATATCCCGTCTATCGCACCGTGCCGCATTGATGCTAGAACATTCATAGCCTCAGTATGCCCCGGTGTAAATTCTCCTTTAACTAATAACCCCTTATCGTCCTCACGCATATCAAGCCATTTCCCGATCACTTTTTCTGAGTTATGACCGAATAACATAACAGGAGGACGATCACGATCTTTTAAAGTTTCGCTAAAAGCACCTTTTAAAATTGTGTCGTTATATGAATCGCTCCCATCAAAAACTGAAGCGTAACCGCTAAATGTACCGGGATTTGTTTGTAATTTAATATTACAATCTGACAATGGTAAATCTTTAGTAATAATCATTTTCATTCCTTTTAACAATCACATGTTAAAATCAGCAAAGATAAAGCAATAGCCTCATCATCTTCAGTTTCATCTATTTCTGGAATTGTTGACGGTCTATTTCGTCCAATCTGGCCGCCGCCATAAACAGGATCGACATGAAAAAACATGAAAAAACCCGGCCCCATTATTTCTAGATTTGCCATAACTAAACATCAACAAAATAACCGGCTAAAGTAACATCAACATTTACATCAGTCGCTATAGCAACAATTGAAACCGATTTACTCGTTAACAAATTCATGTCTGTAGCAACAAGCCGATCATTTCTTAACATATCAAGTTTGAATATCGTTTTTAAATTTGTAGCTAAATCACTTGGACTAGCTTCATACAATGTTATCGTTTCGGCAGTCGTTGACGTTCCAAAGCTCTTATCTGATGCAATTAAAACGCCAGTGATAATAAAGTTGTACTTTACTTCGGCTGGCACGATCTCTAGAGCTACCAGACTATTAACTGAAATATAATAAGCTGTTGAATATTTTATTGGTGCAACAATTAAAGCACCATTTTTAGTGACTGTAGCAATAGCACTAGTTTGATCATCATGTAAGCTGAAATGAACAGTCATTGTTTAACGATCGACTTCAACAAGCGACCATGTAACAGTTAATCCATTCGTAGCATTCGCTGTTAAGACTTTAACTGCTAAAGCTACACCCGGAGGAATTATAATATTTGACGTTGTTCTAATATGAGTCGTTTTATTATCTAAACTCCCAGCATGAAATATATTTGCTACTTTAGTTAAACCAGTTAACCCGGTTGCGCTAGTTGCATAATCCATATTCCCAGTTGGGACAGTAGAGTTTCCGATATTCCTTGAAGCAATTGCACCCGGCAAAAATGCGGTGTTATTTCCAATCGTTGCGACAGTAACCTCATCAATATCTAAAATACTCGCAGCATCAAGACAATGTGCGCGCATATCTGTTAAGTGATAAAATACTTGTGATGTATTTTGAAACCAAGCAATGTAAGTCCCGGCGTTCGCTGTAACACCATCCAAATCAATAGACCAGACTTTACCGTTTAAAATATTGATATGCCGATCCTCAGTTTCAGAAGAAACTAGACCCTGTAATCTACCTTGAGCATCGATAGCCAATGCATACGTTTTCGCCCCTGTTCGTCCAATAATTTCTATTGACATTTTCTATCCCTCTACGTTAAATCTATTTTATGTAGTAAGGCTTGATATTGAATCAATATATCAAGCTTGTTTGATATTTCGTTTAATAATAAAACGGTATTGCTTTCTCTTGGCTCAATTGGTAATTCAACAGGAAGCCGATTATTTGAATCAACTAAAGTTACAGCACCATCACCACCGAAAGCCTGTTTATAAATTGGATAATGAATATCCTTGACGTTATCTACTGCAACCTTTACCGCGTTCGCATTTAAACTCGGATTAACTTTTACAAAATCGTCACTCATTATCAACCTCAGCGTTTACAATGTCCCCTCTTGAATTCCTGTTAAAGCTAACTTTTTTAGGGATACATTTATCCGGTTTTGGAATTTGATTATTTACAATAACATCTGGTACAGGTTGCTCAGGTACTTTTACATCAATATTATTTTCAATTTTTGGTGGTTCTTGTTTTGGAACAATTACATCAACTTGAATATTATTTACAGATGGAATAGAAATCGGTTCAGGCTGATCTGGAAAAGTAATATTTGTTATACTTTGCTTTTCATGAACGTCAACGTTAACAATCGGCTGAACTGGATCGGGTATTTTATGATCTAATTGCTTTTCATTTATTTTATCTAGTTTACTTTTTAAATAATTTACTTCGTTATAAAGAAATTCATTCTGAAGATTATTCTTATCCGGCTCAACAGTTTTTACAGGTTGTGTTTCGCCTAGCTTGTCAATCGGTGTTAAATTAACTTGAGCTGTTAAATCATCAGCACCATTAACAGCCGGGTCATTATTTATCTTTCTTATCTCGTTTCGTGTTTTAAGTCCATTTTGAACCCATGTGGATTGTAGTTGCGCTCTTGCAGTTGAATCCATTTTTATAAATCCACTAGTGTCATGATCCACAATAATTTTTCTTTTATCTCTAGGGCTTAATAAACTGTCATAAATTGCTGTTTCCCATTCGTCAATATAATCTTGAAGTGTAAACGTTAAAAAAGATAAAAGTTGCTGTTCAAATGAAGCTGGCCATGAGCTGGTCGCACCACTAACACCGATCAATACCTCTGGGACTCCGAAAAATCTAGCAATTTCTCCAAGCTGCATTCTTCTTGTTTCTAACATCTGCATCGTATCTGGATTTAAAGTATCAGTTTCGTATTTTACGCCACCCTCTAAAATCCATAGCTTCCCTTTATTGAAAGCGGTTTCACTCATTCCCTCATAAAGATTCCGCGCATTCGTTCGCTGTTTTTCTGTTAAAAATTCATCGAACATTAAATATCCACCACCTGACCGCCCTCCGTTTGCAAATTGTTTGCTAGCGTAGGTATCAGCTGAAACACTTAACCCTAATGTAGGCCGCGCATAATTAGTTCTTTCAAGGCCAACAATCCCATCCGATCCAAAACCTTTTAAATGCAATATTGAACGTTTCGAATAAACTCTAACGCCTTGCTCCATATTGTAGTGATAAGTTAAAACACCATCATTTAAAAACGGGGTCATTCTACCCGGACGCAGTGGGACAATTGCAACTGGACGATCACCACTCCAAAATATTTCAGCGTAAGCATTCGACCATAAACATAACTGCATGGTCATCGCCTTTCTAAAATCACGAGGTTTCATTAACGCATTAGGTGAAACATGAAATAGATCATTTAAAGCGTGATCAGTAATTAACTTTCTACCGTTTGCTGATTTTTTATAGAAATCAATCGGCAATGAACAAACTGAATTCGTGATGTATTGAACACACGCCCAAACAGCGGAAACTTGCATCGCACGATCATCGCTGACAGAAATCCCAGCATCAGTACTTAAAGTTTGACTACCGCCAGTTTGTTTACCATTATCTTGATTGCTTAAACCGCCCTTAAAAAAAGTATTTAAAATTGAGTTAAAAAGATTCATAATATTATCGGATTTTCTAAAAATTGATCTATATTTCCATTTTCTTTATGAAAAATGGCTCGGTTTATTGTCATAATTAAGGCTACTACGCCATCAATTTTATTTTGCGCACGTTCTTTATTTGGAAAAATATTATCTTTCTTATCAAGCTTTGCAACTACATTTCCAAACATCCAAGTTAAGATTGGGCAATCCGTGAAATTAATCTGTTTCTTTAAAATTAACGCCTCAAGTTCTTTCATTGGTTCTGAGAAATTTTTAACAGTCGCGCCAACTTCTAACATTGGGAAACCTTCAGCCATCATTCGAGTGCTAAATTGTGTTGCTTGAAATGGATCATACGGAACTTCTATTATTTCAAAATCAGATCTGAGTTTTATTAAATCATCCTCGATAAAAGCGTAATCGATCACATTCCCCGGCGTAGCTTCAAAATATCCGGCTCCATGCCATGCTTTGTATCGTGTAGCTCCGCCCTCTAATAAAACATCTTCAGGTAAATAGTGTTTAACAAAAGCCGTGTAGGGCTCATCACCAATTGGAGGAAATAAAATCGCCATGCTTGCAATATCTATCTTGCTAGCTAAATCAATCCCTATAAAACATTGACGGCCTTTAAATTGTGAAAGTTGTAAATCTTTCTTTTTACACGCTTGATAAGCCAGCATGTTCATCCATGCTGATTTAGCTCCAACCCAAAGATTTAAATGTTTTGTTTTATAAGTAACTTGCTTTATTGGGCTACGTCTTGCTTGATCTAACTGCCCTGCTAAAAATTCAGAATCAACACTAATGTTATAATTTGGATTTGCTTTAATTTGCGCCTCGATTGTATCCCACTGATCATCCTCATCAATAGTATAAATAATTCCAAAAATACGATCATCAGATACCGTTCCTTTTAGAATTTTTATAACGTCGTCACGTTTTTCATAACAAGGGCCACCCATATCAGATCCGGCTGTTGTTATTGTTAACATTAACGGTTGCTTTCTTGCACCCATACCAGTTAAAAAAGTTGAGACTAGATTATCATCTTTATGTTCATGATATTCATCAGCTATCCCACACGAGGGGCTTGCACCATCACCCGGATCACCAATAACGGGTAAAAATCTGGAACCTGTTTTTAAAATAGTTAATGTCTTTGCGTTGACCTCTAGACTGTATCGCGATCTTAATTGTGGTAAAGCATCGCATATCTGTTTTGCTGGTCGAAATATTTCCCATGCTTGCTGTTCAGTAGTTGCACCGCAATAGATTTCAGCACCATACTCATTTTCAATTGTCATCATTCCAACGCCAAGAGACGCAACAAAAAATGATTTTCCATTTTTTCTCGGAACTTCAATATAGACTTCTCGAAACCGCCTCCTATCTGAATCCTTATTATAAAACCCGAAAATATTGACAGTGCAAAATATTTGCCAATCAGATAAAACAAGCTTTAGATTTTCAGCTGCCCAATGTCCCTTAACATGGGGTAACTTTTCTAAAAACTGACACCACTTTTCAGCCTCATCATCTTTAAAGATTAAATCATCACGTTTAAGATCGTTTAAAAATCGGTTGCTTGCTTGAATTACAAACTCACAAGCGGGTAAAGGTTTCCTTTTCCGTGTTACTGATTTTGCATAATCAATTGCACGTTGTTTAAAAGTTTTAGAATTGGTCGAACTCATTTATGATTTTTTTCGGTTCAGCTTTTATCCTTGAACGGCTTGACGGTGTCATGCCAAATTCAGAAAGCATTGCTTTCATTTGCTCGAAAGCTTTATTACTTATTGAAAGATACGGAGACTGAACCGGGTAACCTGATGGGGCTTTAATTACCATTCCATGCTTTGCAATTTTTGCGTTCGCAGTAGACCATCTAGCGTAAGCTTCACAATATAAAGCCAATGCTTGATTATCTAAATTCGTCATTATTCCGGCTAGCACTAACTGTTCAACAACGTGATCCCAGTGCTTGCGCGCATCGTCCGACAAATTTTCCGGCGGTTTTATTTGATCACTATCCGGCGTAGGTTCAAATTCATTAAGCTGATCCTTCCGCGCTGTATTTTTGAATATTTTTAACGCTGTTGGTAATGGCTTTCCAGACATGAAATCCTCGTCTAAGTCGTTGATCTATATAGAAACACTAGGACAAAATAAAGCGAAAAAAATGGGAAAATTACACCACAATTTTAATACGTATTAGGTAAGTCTTTGATATCATTACCCCTTTACAGCATACTAGCTATGTGAAATATTAAA